AATTGGAGATGTATTCGTAAGGGTCTACAAATATTGCTTCAAATCGGTCAACCTCATATAACTTGTCGTTTTTGGTATCGTCTTTGAATAAGATTACTTCGTAGGTGTGGCCCATTTCATTACCACCAACAGGTTCACCTGGATTCTTTAATTGATTAGCCTCTATGTGGATTTCACCTTCTTTTTCAGTAGGCATAAAAAAGATGGCATCGAATGGTCCTTCAGGATCATTCTTTAATTTTTGAAGATAGTCTAGCATTGTATTCCTTGATGTGTGATTTTCTCACTCGTACCATAATCCAAGTGTTGTAGTATTCATCCGTTTCCATAACGCCACGGACAAATTGCTCTTTTGCTTCGAGATAACCACATTCGCCTTTGGACCGGCAAAGATGTAATATTTCACGGGTGAATTTGTCATGACCCAATGATAACACATCTTTAGCTAGTTCGGCACTACTTCCATAGTAAGTTTGCCAATCACTAAATGCTTTATACCGTTTTTTCTTACCTTTGACTTGTCTGGTTTTGGTAGAATAGAAAAATTTCTTACCTATGTACTTTTTGTTATTCGTTGTATTGATAATCAAGTATACGAATCCGTAATTATCACCAATCAAGTCTTCCGTAAAATCAGTATTATTATATTGCCAGTTTATTCCCATTCCTCATTATCCAAATCGTCATCATCCTCTATATAGTCCTCGGATAATTCATCGATTTGTTCGCCGCAGAATGGGCAATGCTCTGGTAAGTCTTGAGATACTAGTTCTTCCATAAATGCTATGCTATAAGATGATTCACAACTTAAGCATTCTCCTGATAATTGTTTTTGTGTCATTGTAAACCTTTAGTGAGCCCAAACATCACCCCAATCTCCAGACAAAGAACCTTTTGCATAATCGGTTGCTCTATTCTCAAAGAAGTTTGTGTGTGTTGGTGCGTTAATCATTTCTTCTACCCATGGTAAAGGATTTCTTTTCACTTTAAACTGACCTTTAAGACCGAGAGAAATCAATCTGCGGTCAGCGATATAACGAATATATTTTTTAACATCTTCTGATGTCAAATCTTCCATTGGTCCCATTTGAAATGCTAGGTCAATAAATTTATCTTCTAATTCAACCATTCTTTCAGCAATGGTGTATAAACGACCTTTGAGTTCATCATTCCAAATCTCACGATTTTCTTCAATGTATGTACGGAACAATTTAATCATGTTTTCGGTATGTTGAGTTTCGTCAACGATAGACCAAGTAACAATTTGACCCATGCCTTTCATTTTACCGTGGCGTGGAAAATTTAACAACATAATAAACGAACTAAACAGTTGCATACCTTCGGTGAAAGCAGAGAATGTTGCAATATGTGTAGCCGTATTTTCTTTTGTTGTATTTTTAGAAGAAATGTCCATTACATAGTCGTGTTTCTCTTTCATTTCAGCATATTCCATAAACTCATTGTATGTTGTCTCTGGTAAACCAAGAGTTTCAATTAAATGAGAGTAGGCCGCAACGTGCAATGCTTCACGAGCAGCAAAGCCCAATAACATCATACGAATTTCAGGCTGTGGGAAATATGGAAGATAATTATTTACATAACCACCTGCCACATCAATATCGCCTTGAGTAAAGAAGCGGAAGATATGTGTTAGAAATTGTTTTTCTTCTTTGCTTAATTTCTTTTTCCAATCCTTAACATCTTCAAGCATTGGAACTTCTGAATGCAGCCAATGTGATTGTTCGTGCTTCAACCAGGCATCATATGCCCAAGGATAGTTGAATGGTTTGAGGTATGTTCGTTCATCTGTTAAATTTAATTCTGTTTTCTTAATCATTTCATCCTTCGCAAGCAATACAGTCGTTACCTTGAGCAATTTGTGTCATGTCAATTTCCTTAATAATTTCACGTTGAATTTTCTTAGACACTTTATCTGCTTTACCTATTTTTTCTGAACGGCAATAGTATAGAGTTTTCAATCCTTTTTTCCATGCCATAAAATGAATAGCATGAATATATTTGATATGTACATCTGGTCTAAAGAACAGATTTAATGATTGCGCTTGGTCAATATACACTTGACGGTCTGCAGCAAGGTCAATAACCCATCTTTGGTCAATTTCCATAGAGGTTTTGAAAACGTCACGCTCTGCATCAGAGAGTATATCGAGATGCTGACAACTACCATCATTGGCAATAATACTAGACCAAGCATCAGCGTAAGCTTGTTCATCTTTTAGTTTCTCCTTTAGAATTTTATCTAACCAACGGTTTTTATTTAAAAATGATCCCGATAAAGTATCCTGACGATAAGCATTAGCACGATAGGGCTCAATAGATGGACTGGTATTACCCATAATGATGGAAGATGAGGCATTAGGAGCAATGGCCATAACATGACTGAACCTGCGGCCAGTGCCAGCAGCGTCAGGAGCTTCACCACGTTCTTTACCCAATTGAAGATTTGCAACATCTAGTCCTTCCCGAATTGTTTTAAAGATTTTATTGTTTGCAACTTTCGCCATGACGCCTTCGAAAGCAATTCCATTGCGTTGTAAGTAAGCATGAAACCCAAGAGCGCCAATACCAATGCTTCGCTCACGTTCAGCAGAATATTTTGCTCTTGCAATGGCATCAGGAGCGTTATCAATAAAATACTGAAGCACATTATCGAGCATTTCAGCAACATCTTTAAGGAATTGCTTATTGTTTTTCCATTCATCATAAGTCTCCAAATTCAAACTAGAGAGGCAACATACTGCTGTTCTTTCCTCGTTAGTTGGTAAAATAATTTCAGAACATAAGTTTGATTGATGTACTTTCAAACCTTTATCTTTTAACCACTTTGGTAATTGATTGTTACTTGTATCAATAAAATGTAAATATGGTTCACCCGTATGCATACGCAATTCGAGAATCATTTGCCATAACATTTTTGCTGATACAGTTTCACGAATTTCATTTGATGCTGGGTCTACTAAATTCCAATCATCATTGGTTTCAGGATCCAACATACACTTCTCAATGATTTGCATGAAGTCATCGGTGATGTTAATACCATGATGAAGATTTAGACATCGTTGATTTTGGTCGCCTGTTGGCTTCCGCATTTCGAGGAAAGAAATAATATCGGGATGGCTAATGTCAAGATAGGCAGCATAACTACCACGCCGAGTACGACCTTGACGATAAGCAAGAGAACTCGCATCATAAATTTTAAGGTGAGGCATAACGCCAGTAGACTTATCATCGGCAGACCGAATACCAAAACCAATACCCACACCGCCCCCGAGCATAGAGAGCCAATTAGTTTCTGATAGATTGTCAACTAATCCCTCCGCAGTATCTTCGATATAATTGAGAAAACAACTAATAGGCATTCCCCGCTTAGACCTACCAAAGCTAAGAATAGGAGTGCTATAGGATAACCAATGAGAACTGCTATAATCGTAAAGCCGTTGTGCGTGTTCAGGAGAGGAACTAAACGCCTTGGAGACGAATGCGAATCGATGTTGTGGACTTTCTTCATCTTCCCTCATGTAACTTTCTTTTAGTCTTTTTATGCCCAATTCATCAAAAAGTTTATCTCGTTTCAAATCAATCTTAATTCCTAGATATTCCATGCAAACTCACCTTTATTGTTATTATTTTCCGTAATTCAAAATTTCTTTTTTATAATCTTCGTCCCAATAATCGTAGTAATTGGACTTCATCAACTTTTCTCTTGCTTCTTCCAACTTCTTTCTTGGATTAACTAGAATAATAGGATACTTTCCATTACTTGTATTAACGCCATTAATAAAACCAGGATTATCAGGATGGTCTTTTAAGAAAATCATATCGTTACGTTTTGACTGCAACTTAGCTATGATACTCTTTAAATCTTCATCTGTCAAATCTTTTTTAAGATTATAAAAAACGATTATTTCAAAATCAGGTGTTGTCTCAATGTATCTTAGTATGTAGGCCACACATTCTTTGCCAATGTAAGACCAAAATACTTTTTTTTCTTCTAATGCAGACTTTGCATAAGGACAAACATTAAACCCACCAAGTTCATCCTTTTTCTCCGAAATCCTTTGTACCCAATTGATTAAATCTTTTTCCAATTTACAAACTCCATTTTTGCACGCAAATTTACAAAGGTATTTTTACTTATAAAGTCTTGAATTTCGTCAGGTGAGAACCCATCTAACACCATTTCATTAATGTCTTTAGAATCAACGAATTCTGGCCAAATGACTACTTTGAAGTGATTATCAATAGCAGAATTTATTTTTGCTACGATTTCTTTGTTACGAGGTTCATTATCAAACACCAAAACAACTTTGGACTTGTCCACGCAATCGGCAATCGATTCTAAATTAGAGTCTGCTGTTGCCACTGCGTTCTTAATAAACATTGAATCAATTGGTCCTTCAACAACATATACATCTTGATTCAAATCAACTCTATCAAGGCCATAAACCTTTTTAACATCGTCATGTAACTTTAATGTGATATACCGGAGTTTCGATTCACCCAACGAGCGACCCTGGACAGCCACGAGTTCCTTCTCTTT